CAGCGTTTTTTTGCTGTGGGTTGTCGCCTCCGGTTCGATTCCCTTGATAATCCATATCCATTGCGTTCGATGCGGGTTCTTGTTTTCCGGCGTCTAAAGGAGCCAACTGAGAGATGGGGATATATTCCCCGTTGGGACCAGTTTGATATTCAATTGGCTTTAGCGCCAAAAGACTGCCCTGATCAGGAAACAGCTTAAAGTTATAATTTAACGGTTCAAATGGTTGCCCCGTTTTTACTGGCCGACTGTTTTTATCATTTTGCGACTTTGCGTAATTTGCCAACATCATTGCGGCTTGTGCCCAACTCATTAAATTATCCCCCCGATTAGACTCTGTATTAATGACGGAGCGCGGGTCGTACCGCCATATTCGCCAGAAATATTTGCCATGTAATCTTGTAGGTTATATCTGTTTGACATTGAGTCGTACTCGTACTGATCCATCGAAGCATCAATTTCGGCTTGCGAAAGCTGCCTTTGCTGCTCGCCTACATCTCCAAGACTTCCGTAAGCTTGTATAGGCGCACCCATAATCGATGGATAAAGTTGTCCACCTTGAGCTTGCAGTTGTTGGGCATCCTGATAAGCTGAATAACGGTTTTTTGAAACTTCGTCTGCAAGTTTTTGGATTGCAGAAGTTGTCGTATTCGCCGTTACGATATCACCCCGACTGCCACCCCCTGGTATGTAAGTGGTAATGTTTTCTTGAACCTGTGGCAACATATCCGACGTTAATTTACCCATTACCGAGCGCGTCATTGCGTCCATAACTGGATCAAACTTAGCCGCGTTTACATCGCCCGATAACATATTCTTTAGCGAACTTTCTGCGGCTGTTTGCTGACTTAGCGCTCTGGGACCAGTTACATAATTTTGAATTCCAGATTGAGCTGCCGTTCCCGCACTTGAGAAGTCAGCAACGGTATCGCCGCTATAGTAGGAGGGCATTCCACCTTCGAATAGCTCACCAGCTTTTTCAAATCCTTTTGTAAGATATGGTTTCTGTTCTTCCCAAGGTTCTGTTCGAGTTACGTTTCCACCGCCAGGGCACATATTTAAATCCTCATTTTGTAAAAAGTTCCGGCGTCGTAGAATCCCATTCTTTCTAAAACTTTGCCGTATTTGTCTGAATCCGATTCATCGAATCCTCTACTCGCTCCCAACATGATTTCCCGCACCTTCTGTTTTTTTGCCCACTGTATGTATCTTTTTAATAATCGAAAAGGAAGTCTTGTATTTCGACATCCGCGTGTGGCGAATAAAGCGTATTCCATTGCCATGCGTTCATTAGAAAACCAGTAATCCGTTACCTCTCCTATCATCCCAGCAACAACAACGTTATCTTTCTCACCAACCCATGCAAATCCATTTTTCATGCAGCGAGCAATGGTTGATAAAACCTTTTCTTCATTAAGTGGAACAAAAGAGTAAGCACTAGTGGAGTGCATTTCTCTACCGAGGCTTAGAAGTCTGTCTGCATCTCCCGTTTGCATTGGCCGTATCAAGACCACTGACCTGTCGAGTTATAGACAAACAAGCCCGAAAACCCAAGTCCAGTAGGATCTAAATTAACGCCATCAGCGTAAATGACATCTCCCTCTCTCGGCTTTTCTGGATACTCGTAGAGAACTTCTTTTCGGGTTTTGCTCACGTTATCAATTACGTTAGATACTCTTTTCAGCTCTTGATAAACATACTGAGCCAGCTGCTGCGGATCAACATCGCCGCGTGGAGGGGGATTGGGAACGTACCGGACTATGGAACGTTGAGTTTTGTCTTCATTCATTGACATTAGTAGCTTTGACCTCCTCTACTCCCCTTATTAATGATGTCTAACTGAAGGCCGTCAAGCTTCCAATCAACATCTCCTGTACTTTCAATCTTTACGCCTAGATACCGACCCGTAGCGCGACAAGAAATCTTAGACTGTGTGTCCGGATTAAAAGGTATTGCAGACCCCCATGAGATTGCATCATCAGCATCCATTGTTGCTGATACATAGAAATTTACACTTCCTGTGCAAGTTAATTTTGGGTAGATCGCTCGCAGCTGTTTTATTGCATGAGTGTCAGGTGCGCCCTGACTGTTCATCATCCAACCTTCCCTAGAAATAAAAGATGTCATATTGGTTCCATCTTTCGTGTTACCGTAATTGTCTCGATAAATCTTTCCAGCAGTAGGATCGACAAAAACAACATTGAGTAAATTACTATCGTAATCTGATGCAATCGCTTTTACGCCATAAGCAGCGTGAGAAATGTTTGGTAAATCTCGCAACGAGAAAGTATTTGTTTCCCAATTCCAAATGATTGCTTTGTCGCAGTAGGTAGACGAAGTGGTTGGAAAACAAGCTAACATTTCCTTTCGTGTGTAGTCAGGAACTACAACAGAGCGAGCAAAGTTAGTACCAGACAAATTATCTGTCAGATATCTTCTCAATCGGTTTGGCAGTAACGGCTTCAAGCTATTGCCGTCTGTCGTATACAGGTCAGAATTTCCCATAAAGAAAACCCCACCTTCATACTCAGCCGCACAGTTTTTAGAAAGGCCGCCAATAGTCGAGGAAACAATATCGAATGCGAATATAAACGGCGTTCCAACATAAGACATTAGATAACAACTATCATCTTTTAAGATAAAGAAGTTGTCTCCAACGGCAAGTCCGTCAAGAACCCGTCCTGGCGATTGTGCCAATTCGTATTCACCAGCTGATTTAGTTCCATCTGCTTCATTCCATGAAGTTGGAACGGTTTGAATTGCAGATTCGTGACTCCATTTAACCAGTCGGGAATAATTTACTGACGATTTAGTGACATCCAACGCAATCAAAAAAGTTTTGAATGTACGCATCACCTCACACTCTGTAGAGGCGGGCCAGTTAGAAAGATCTTGAAGCTTTGTGGAGGCAGAGGCAGCACCGGAGGTAAGAGGCCACTCCTGTGGATCATCTACCCCGTTATCAAGAATTAAGACACCCCCCACAACACAAGCTGTCCAATTTTTGGCTGCGGTAGCGGAATAAGCACCGCTTGTTCTTGTAATATCTGTCCAAGAAGATCCGTTGTGAACGTAGACGCTCGTAAGTCCAGCAGCAATCCAGAAGTAGTTAGCCCCGCTTTCTAAGCCGTAAACAAAATAAGGAGTTATTGGGCAAGAAGCAATAATCTCGTCATAACCGCCAATTTTTTTAATTGCAAAATTTTGTGTTCTAACATTGTTTCCATCGGACCACGCATTTTGTGGAAGTTGGTATGAAGGTATATCTTTAATAATTCCCAGCTCACCGACATTATCAATATTAATTAAAGCCATATCAAATAGACATAAAAAAACCGCCCATCAAGGCGGCTGTTAGCGCGAGGGCTTTAATTTTCATAGGTATCGCACATGATATGGATCAGCCTCCGCATCAGGTGATTCAGGCCATCCCCAATATGTTTTATCTACTGTACGATTAATTGTTTCAGTTTCATCAGAATTTTCAATTCTTCGTTCTTCTTGAACTTCATGGTTTTGAAAGTTACGAACAGCATCTACAGAAGCAAACGCTTCAATGCCTGACTCAAGGCTGTTACCGTGAGCGCGTACTTCATTACGGTATGTAATCCAATCAGAAGAAATAGCATTTTCACTGTCGATAGACCTAATAACTCTCCAGTCAGAAGGAGCAAGCAACGCACCTGTGTTTGCCTGAACCTTTTTAATAAGGTCTTCTTTTAAGAGTTCAACATCTTTTTCAGTAGTCGCGTAAGAGATCACATACTCTCCATCAACTAACTTGTATGTTTCTGAACCAGTGTCATAATATCTGCTGTCTACAGACTCAACACGAGCAGGATAAAAACCTATTCCTGCTAGTTCCGCTTTGCTCCATGCTGTAAATATATTAGCAGGATGCTGTATGCCATCGACAGTTAAAGCGCGAGGCGTCTTAATTGTTCCTATTGTTTCGCTATACCACATAATTACCTCGCGTTAGAGTATTTGAATGGTGATTCGGCAAAGGCTAAATACACTAATGTTTCTGAAGAACCATTACCTCCACCGCCAGAATGTCTTAATTTAAATCCGTTTGACACAAAATCAACTTCAGAGCCAGTGTATTCAGCCGAATTAAGGTTAGCAAAAATCTTTCCATCAACCACGTTGTATGGATTTATTTTATTATCTTGTATTTGCCAGTTTTCTGTCGCAGTTGTAGATTTCCAAAGAATAAAAGAAGGCTTAAAACCAGTATAGATAAAGGGTCCATCTGCCGACCCATTCCCTGTGTAAATACCTACCTTGCTGTAGCCTTCTACTGAATGGAAACAGTAGGCAATGTAGTTATCGCCGTTTGCTCCCTGATTCGCACCGCTGCCAACATAAAATACGCTAGAAGTTGGAGCCGTTCTGCCAGAGTCTGCTTTTGCGTCAGTAGTATCAAGTCTAAGAAAGTCAACACTACCATCTATAACTGAAGTAAATGTTTCCCAGTTTGTAGCGTTTGAACTTCTGTTTTTCAAAATCCACAAAGTGGGTGTTTGTGATAGGCCATGACCAACAGTAGTATTATTTGTTCCTGAACCTGTATAAGACACAATCGAAAAACCTGCCGTAGGATTAGCACTTACTGAACTTGTTATTGCGCCGTCAGTGTTAGAAGATGCTGTGCCTCCCGCTTTCCAACCCCAATGAGCGTAGTTTTGTCCTGATGAATTCATATCGCCTGTACCAAGCGAAAACCCGTCAGAGTTGAACGCTGTGTAAATTACAGTCTCAGTACCTTCCGATGATGCAGCGTCAGAATACACCTGACCATTTGCGCCACGAACAGAATCAGTTAGATAATGGTTAAGTGTGTTTGTTCTAGACTTGCCCCAAAGAAAATCAGGTTGGAAATTTAATCCTGTTATTGATCTGTTAGAGCCATTACCACTTACAAGAGTTGTGTCAAAATGATTTGTAGGTAAAGCAATAGCAGGGTCATCAAAGTTGTTAGTGTTTAACGCTTTGTATCCTGTAGGTGGCGTGTAATAGAAGTCTTCTCCTACACCGCCGTTTCCTTGTGCTGTTTTGTTACCTGCAAAGGAACTGTCTTGACCAAAATTTGAAACAATAGTATGTGTTCCACCGCTACCTGCATTTAAAATATAAGGCAATACTGTTCCAGATATACCAGAATGCAATTCTCCACTTCCTGCTGATGGATCGCCAACCCATGTTCCATTTGTTCCAACCCACCATTTGCCAGAATCCATATCAACAGCAACATTAACAATGTTGGCTGTTGTGTAACTTACAGAACTTGATCCAGTTGATCCATCATGGTCAAGTTCTCCATCTGATCCTCTTACATTCCAATAGTTTGATCCATCTGGAGACTTTAAACCAACTTTAAAATAACCTGCTGTGGTAGTTGTACTTACAAGATAAAACTCCCAATACCATTTTCCAGAAGAAACTCCTATTGTTGAACGCGTTTCTTCGTTTGTATTTTGAGCGGCGACCACACATTTAAGGTTGCCTTCAGAAAAAGTATTATTGTTTCCCAAGGCATCCAAAGGATTTAACGTAGCAAAGTTATTCGTCGGACTATCAAGTACCTGATCGGTTGCTGTTAGATTGGTTACAGTAAAGTCGTTGGTATTACCGCTAGAGTCATCGCCTAATGCAGATGAGTCTTGGAACTTTAAGTAGAAGCCGTTAGTGCCGTAACTTCCGGTGTACTCAATAGGAATCCATTGGTTAGTATCTTCGTTGGTTTCGGCAAAGGATGCAGGCGTAAGTTGCTGACCATCTATATATTGATACTCTGCAAAATATCCATCGTAGTAATCTCCAACAGACGAAGAGAAAAATGCGCCAACCTGATGGTTTGTTTTAGAAAATAAAGGAAGGTCTGTATTTTGAGCAGGATAAGTTGATGTGGAAAAATCTGTGACCTGACTTCCATTTACATAAATCTTTACTCTGTTTGAGTCAGTAGATTGAGTAACATCAACCGCAATAACAACATGATACCAAGCGGAAGGATCGCGGAAAACTTGAGTCGTTACGAGTTCTACATTTGTTGAGCCAGATATTTTTCCATACATCTGAATTTTATCAGCATCAAAACCAACATAAGTTCTATTGCTGGCATCGCTGTGGTTGCTGAAAAAAGCATTGCCGCCGCCAAGATTACCGCGCTTTGTCCAGAAAGACAAAGTTCCAATGTCGTTAGAGGTTGCTGTTCCGGCTGTTCTACTAAGGTAAGCAGAATCACCATCATCAAACCGCAACGACTGGTCTATGTCGTAGCCAGTAGATTGACCAGAAGAACCTCCAAGTATGTTGTTACCGGTTAATCCGCTCATGAATAATTTAAGGTTGCCACTGCTTGAATGTTAGTGCTGTCAAGAACAACGTAATCAATACGATCTACTCCTGCCGCAGTCGTGGTTAGCGTAGGCGCAGTGCCTCCTATAAAGTCCCAGTAAGAACCCCAAGATCCAGTTCGTGAACCAGTACCGTCTTGCGTAATAAAGATAGAACCTGTTTGCCCTGCTGTAATATTTGACGGATTATTAAATGTAGCGTTATGCCCTAACGTAACCTTAAAGTTATTGCTATCCGAAAAATCAATAGTAATACTTGCAGAAGACGTAAGCGTTGTAATGTTTCCTGAAGTCGCAGAAACAGCAACAGTACCACCTGCCGTCCTTGATTCCATAGCATCAACTTTTAAATTACTCATTTAGGATGCGCCTCCTTAACGGCTTCAATAGCATCTAACCAAGTGCGTGAGCCTTCTGTTTGGTCGTGATACATCATGTCCATTTGTTCTTGCCAAGATGGGTATGCTTCGGCTCTTGCTCTTGCGTATGCCTGAGAATCGTATTCGGCTTGCATTCTTAAAACTTCTACGTCATATCTTGACTGGTTAATCGCAACTGGATTTCCGTTAGCGTCAAAGCATCCTGTAGAGTCATCAATACGAACCACATTAGAATATAGGTTATAGATTGCTTGATGGTTCATGCGCCTATCTCCATAAGTGTTATCGAAGAAATTGACCTTTTAGTTGCACTGTTATTATTGGCATCATTCGGGGAATAATTTAAATAAACATAATTACTATTTCCTGTATATCCTCTAAAAAACATTAACTTATAGGTTATTGATGAAGTAGATGAGGGTGAATCTAGCGCATTAATAGAGCCGTTATACATATCATCATTATTATTACCCTGATACCTTGTTCCTACTGATGTTCTAAGTCGATTCCCTGCGGCATCAGACAAATGAATTGCTGTGCTATCTCTGTAAAGTTGAAACACAGTATTAACATCTGCTTGACTTTGATAAGCAAAGGATACATTTACCAACACTTTGCTTGACGTAGCAGAAGGAGTAATTGAAGCCTCTAGCCCTGTAGTTACTGCTGTACCGCTATTTGTTGACGATGTGTCTGATTTAGCCGCATGAACAACTTGCAACACTTTTCCAAAGCCCGAAGCAGTCCCATTGTTTGTCAGTGTCACACCTGATGGCACTGTAAACGTATCTCCTGAATCACCTAATGTAATAGCCGTACCTGTAGCAGGGCTTATCTTGTTTGCTTTAATTTCACTGCTCATGATTTTAATGCCTCGATTTCTGCGTCAGTCAATCCCAGTGCTTGAAGTTTGGCTATACCGGATGCTTTGTCGGCTTCTGCTTGTATTTGTTCTGGTGTTAGTTCTGGTTCTGGTGATGGTGGTCGTGCAACAAATGCGCCGTCAGCGTAAACACCGCCGATCCATGCGTTGGCATCTGCTTCGACAAGAACGCCGTCCACGTTGAATTCAGAAACGCCATCCCATTCAACAATGTTGTCAACAATTCCTGAATTCACTATTGCGTATTTCATTTAAATTCCTCTACCCAAATTAAGCCACCCGCACCGTTACCGCCAGAAGCGTTCACGCCTGTTTGAACTGGTCCACCAGACCCTCCATGCCCATAGCCCGTAGCGTTGTTTCGACCGCCAGTCGCAGTGTCGTGGTTTGTCGCGCCAGTTCCCCCGAATCCAGACCCGCTCAACCCACCAATACCCGCTTGCCATCCAGTTTGGGACGAACTTGGGTTTTTTACCCACGTTGAACCCGCACCGCCTTGAGCGTTAATGTCACCGCCTGTTGCTGTGCCTCCAAAACTTCCGTTATTGTTGCCGCCTTGCAATCCTCCGACACCGCCATTCGCAGTGAGCGTGTTTGTGCCGTCTGCCCATGTTGATGTCCCGCCATCGGAAGCGTCAGCGTTGACAAGTCCTCCCACTGATCCCGCACCAACAGTAATTGTTGCCGAAGAAATCGAACTGACATCTAAAACTTTGATTAGGTTTCCACCCGCTCCCCCGCCACCGCCGGAGTAGTTGTACGAAGTGCGTCCACCACCGCCTCCCGCACCTCCACCAATGACATGGACTTTGACTTTCGTAATTCCGCTTGGTTTTGTCCAAGTTCCTGATGAGGTGAAAACTTGTATTGAATTAAATCCGCTTGAGAAGCCAGATGAAGTTGCTGAAGCATGAAGGGTGACTTGCGTACCCGACCCACCCAACGTAAGTGTTGAGCCAGACTCTTTGTCGATTGCGTTTACGTTTATAGTGCTCATACGATCACCCACGTGTTGGTTGCGCCAACGGTAATTGTGGTTCCAGAAGCAATTGTGATTGGTCCGGCAGAAACACCGTTCATGTTTACGGTCATGGTGTAGTTTTCATCGAGAGTGACATCATTCTCAAAGATTGCAGCTTCCCCGTTCCCGCCTGATGCGCCTCCACCTCCAATTGCGCCCCAGGCTGATCCGTCGTATCCCTCAAACGATCCATCTGTGCTGTTGTAACGAATGTAACCAGACTGTGGCGAGCTATCGCGCTGCGATGTTGTACCAGCGGGTAAAGCGCCAGATCCAGTTGGGTTTGTCTTTACGACAAAACTTCCTTTTGAAATAATAAAATTACTTAGCATTACGGGTTCCCTGCCGTTGTTTTAACTGTCAGAGCTGATCCAGAAAATCTATCTCTTGAGTCAGCATTTTGTATTCGGTCTATCGCCTCTTGGTAAAAAGTTGCCCAAACCTGTGCTTCTTCTGGGCTACCTAAAAAAGGACTAGCTTCTAACAAGCAAGCGTACAAATAAATGTTCGGTCGATTTAAAATTAACCAATTAGTTGTTGCAGAGCCACTAAGCGCGGTAAATTCTTTGTAGTAAGTAATCTCAAGCGTGTCTGCTGAATCTGGTGATGGACCCAAGATATAGTTATCACCCAAAATCGTATAAGTGCTTGGCCTACCGCTTGTGCTGCCCGCCCAAATGCGATCCATCATTTCTGGAGTTATGTACTCAAGAGCAGTAATGGGATCTGTATTAATTTGAAAATTCCGCGCTTGTAAATATCCTGTTGGCAATGCGTAACTGCGAGTGCCTCCAGTGAGCGCCTGTGTAACAGTTGTCTCCATTGCCCGTATGCGTAGATCATCAGCAATACGAGCTTCCGCAAGCTCAATAAATTCATCAAGGCGGCTTGTCAAATCGCTTCGATCAAGCCAGTTTGCTAAAGCAGTCTTTAGATTGGCATAAGAATTTATTGCCATTAGAGAAATACAACCCTCATTGTTATATCTGAAGAGCCAACTCTTTGAGCGTGTAAATACACAGCGGGGTCAGTGACCGACATACTTCGCGGCACATTTAAAA